GTGTTAAGGAAGTTAGCTACGCCTACTCGGTTGTTAGCGAAAGAGCCGCTAATGAGTTTATCATCAGGATAAGAAGCCAAAGTATTCAGAGAGTTAACTGTTGCAATCGAAGCATCACGAGCCTTACGGGCATCTGCAACATCTTTTGCATCCAGCTCGGCCAGTTTAGTTTGGCCCGCTTCCGAAGCTTTTTGAGTAGCGGTAGCAGACACTTTGGCAGTAACACGACTATAAGGGTTACCAACAGGAATAGGTGCGGCAGTAGGATTAAACTTATCAATAAATACCTTTTGAGCAAGTTCAGGATTACCTGCAACACCTGTTTCAATAACATCGTATTTGTCCATCTGAAGTGCTCGGAGCATGTCTTCAGCTTGTAGCCTTTCAGGCGTACCTTCTTGAGTGTTCCTGACAGCAGCACGAGCATCCACAATAGCTTGAGCCTTGAGTGTAGCTTCTCCAGGCTTTTTAGTTGTCAAGCCTTTCAGTGCTGTACTATATTCTTTAGACCAAGCCTCAGAACCACGCTCAGCACCGGAAGCATCAGCCAAAGCTGCTGCGTTCTTTTGTTCAGTGGAAAGAGACTCACGCTGAGATTTAAAAATATCTGCTTGATTCTTCTGAAGCTTTTGCAGTGTATCACTCAGAGACATAGCCAACTGAGGATTAAACTGAGAAGCTGCTTGAATACCTGCTGCCAGTGATTTAGGATCAGAAGGATCAATAGAACGCAACAGAGACTGCGTCTGACTAATGCGTTGAAGCGTGGGGTCTTGAGCACCCAGAGCCTGACCTACAACACCGCCAAGCTGGCGACCACCCATGTACAGACCATAGTTAGCCTGCTGGAAAGGATCCAACTGAGCAAACCTCAGAGCCTCAGCTTGAGCCTGTCGGTTCTGTTCTGCTTGATAAGCTTCAGGGGTAAGGCCAAACAAGCCTTGAACAATATCAGTAGCCATTATTACTCCTTAACCGTAAACGCCAGGGGCGAGGAAGTTAGCACCAGCAGAACTTTGTAACGCTGCTGTGCTCCACCCTGCTGGGGGACTGTTCCACCAGTTAGAAATTCCACGTGAGAACATAGGATTGCTTCCAAGGCCTTGCAAAGCAGCTCCAAACGGATTGTAAGCGTTTGCTGCTTGAGCAGTCTGAGCAGCTCCCATACCACTCTGAAGCAGTGCATTAGCGGCTCCAGAACTCATTGAACGACCGCCCAAGGTAGAACCAATATCCAAAGCATTCTGTCCCAAGTTCTCAATAGTGCCGGTCAAGCCCAGCGTTGATTGGAACGGAGACAACGCAGCATTCTGACCAGAATAGTAGTTACCCAACAAACCAGCACCAGCACCAAAGAGTCCTTGACCAAACTGAACTTGTTGCTGACCTGCTTGATTAGCTTGAGCAGCCAACTGAAGATCCTGCATAGCACGAGCGTTAGCCAATGCAGCTTGCTCAGGGTTAGCAGCCATCAGACCACCGCCTTGAGCGATTGCTAGTCCACCACGACCGGTGTTCTGCAAGCGAGTGGCTAAGGCAGCGCTTTCACGATCACGCCCAGGAGCCAACAAAGCCTGCTGCTTAGCCATATAGTCAGCAGCTACCTGTTCAGGAGACTGAGCCAGATACTGTTGACCAAGGTTAAACAAACCACTAGCAGCGCCTGTCAAGGGAGCATACTGAGCCTGAGCTTGTTCTGCTTGAGTGAGTCCTTGACCTGTGAGGCTCATCAAACGATCTTGATAAGCACGAAGTTCAGGAGATACGTTGTATCCTGCTCCGGTCACATACCCTTCAGGATCAAACTGAAAGTTACTAGAACCAAACCGAGTAGTAATACCTACCGGACGGAAACGAGCAGCTTCAGCGGCCTCTCGACCTGCTTGTAACTGAGCGTTAGCAGATGTCTCTGCTGCGCTTTTAGCGCTTTTCCCGCTTAGAAGGCTACCACCAATGATAGCGCCACCAATAATCCATGGCATATTATTCCCCTTTACTTATCAAGACTTCATCAACCTTAGACGGATCAGTCTCGTCAGTGGCGTGAATACAAAACCAAACACAATCAGTCAAAGCTTTAACAGCGTGGTGTTTACCAGAAACAATCTCCAAGCAAGCTGGAGCTTCAACAATCTTCGTTTCATCATCAACAAGAACAACCACCTTGCCCTTAGCAAGAACACTCAAGTGAGCGTAGCTGTGCTTATGTTGCATTAGCATTTGACCCTCAGGAATATAAGTTTCCTTGGCGTATAGACCGTCTGAGAAGTGATGAGTAATCATATTAGCAAATGAAGGAAACACACATCTTTGCCACTGCTACACCGCCATACACGCTGTTGTAGAAGACAACCCTACATGCAGCAGTAGTTGATGCGGTTGAGTTTGAATACCAAACAGACGTACCGCCTGAGCCTGCTGTATCAAGAGCAGCGCCTGAAATAGCATAAGTGGCTGACGGAAGAGCAGTGGAGAAGGTTACGGTATAGTCTCCGGCAGCATTCTTGTACACAGAAGTGACGTTACCGCTACCAGCAATGGTACAGTTTGTTCCAACAGAATTAGTGCCATCAAAGACAACCCAAGCACGATAACCATAAACAGGGGCCGTACCCGTCTGAGCACCGCTAAGCTTTGCAGCAGTCACACCAGCGTCAGGAATGACAACAGGAAGGTTACTCTGGAAAGCACCAGATACGTTACTAGGAGTAACTGCCCATGAGCCTGCCGTGGTCTGAGTAGAAGTAATAAAACCAACCACTCGGAAGGGGACGTTAGTACGTGCAGTGGTTGAATAAACCACGTTAGCGCTGTCAGCAGCAGTATCAATCGCTGTGGTGCTAATCAGCGTGGATTCATCAAGAACAACCGTACCAGCAGTATTAACAATAGCAACCTCAATCGTGCCAGCATTGTCAATAGCCAAAACAGCCAATTTACTTGCCACACCGTTGGTTGTACCCAACGTAGCTCCGCTAGGGGCAGTCACTGAAGCAGCAGTCTGAAGATACCGTGTATTAGGAGCACCACTTGTGACGGTGGTTGAACGGAAATCAAGACGAGTAGGATTCAGAGTAGCTGTCAATGCACCTGAAGCAAGAGCAACAGTAATGTTCTGAACCTGTTTGTCAGGGGTTACAGGCACATAATCCAGTATTTCTACCGTGTTAGCAGCAGTAGCACGAATGATACAGGTATCTCCAGCAACAGTGACAATGTTACGACCAAGCTGAGTCACCAAGGAAGCACCATTGGTGATCGTCAAGGAGTTATCAAAGCGAACAAAGTAGGTCTTACCTGCTGCTACAGTAAAACCTGTAATAGTAGTCGTACCTGTAATGTTAATATGACGAGTGTTAGGAGCACTGGTGGTCAGGTTAATCGTAGAAGCACTAGCGACATCAATACGAGTCGTATCCAGGTAGTTAGGCACAGCAGCGGCAGCAGCGTCTGCATAAGCAGTGGTAGCAATCTGCGTGTTGTTAGTACCTGCTGAGGCTGTAGGAGCCACAGGAGTGCCTGTAAACGTAGGAGATTCAGTATCCGCTTTAGAGGCAACAGCGGTAGCGATTGCGTTAAACTCTACATCGAACTCCGCACCTTTAACAATCTTTAGCGGGTTTCCAGAAGCAAGAGAGTCCTTGCTTGTGAAGTTAGTGGTCTTTACGTAGTTTGACATTACACTACCTTTCCATTCTTTGCTTGAATTTCAATCTTTTGAATACTTAGAGCAGAACCATAGATTTCTGTCTCATAACCTGTCTGCACAACTTTACCTGAACCGTTAGGATAAACAGACAGGGTCTGCAAGGATGTTCCACCAGCATATTCTGCAATATTATATTCTGCTATACCATAATATGCAACACCTTGTAAAGGAATATTGGCACTGGAGGCCTGATAATCTCCAGTGAAGTCATAGCCCCACTTAAAGATCATGTCTTGGTTAGAACCGCCGATCACAACAGCAGAGAGCTTCTTAAGGATGCTGGTGACAGATGGAGCACCAAAGTCAGTGTTATTGGTGTAATACTGGAACAAATAAGAAGATCCGTTATCCGTATAATCTCCATATTCAGCAATATACCCACTAACGCCTAGCAACAAAGTACCGTCAGATTTAACAGTGAAAGAGGCGGGGATCAATGAGTCCCAAGTGGTTGCTCTGGCTGCTCCGTCAGGCAACTGAGTCCGCATATCAAAGCAGAACAAAGTAGACGAAGTAGGGAAGGACAACAGATAGAAAGCATCTAAAGGAGAATAGACTGCTTTAACCGTGGCAGTATCAGCTCCTGAAACAACCACCAAGAGATCATCACGAACATTCTTGCTCAAGTCACGGAAAGGAGCAGACTTCTCCTGGATTGTCCTCAGAATACTACGCACACCTGTGGAAGACAAGAAGATAATGTCCGTACCTGTGTTACAAACACTGTCCCTAGCCTCACAACCAATCCCTGTAATCACATCATACAGGCTCATAGCCGAAGGATCAGAAGCGTTCTGATACACCAGGATGTTGTTACGACCAAAGATAAACAAGAAGCCGTTGTGAGCGCCTAAAGCCACAATGTTGTCACTGTTCTTAGGCCATACATTGGTTACATCCAACGTTCCAGCACTACCTGTGGCATACACTTGACCAGCAAGAATGTCAGACCATTGAACAGTTACCTTGTTGGTGCTTGTATTAGCGTTCCAGAGACGTCCATAAGCGCTCAGGACGCAGTTAGAGGACTGCACCGTACCACTGTATCCAGACACCTCAGAAAGACGCCTATAAGTCGTTGTAGACGTTCCTGGAGCAAACACCAAAGGATCATGCCCTGATTGGAACAAGTACATCGTACCGTTCAGAGAAGCAATCTGCCAATGACTGTCTGTGATCGTAGGAGCTGTACCGCCACCACCGTAGGTCAGCTCAGTAAGTACACCGGAGGCAAGTTTAAACAGTTTGTTGTTACCTGCTGCAACGACATAAGAGGTTCCACCAGAAGTGATTAATTCTCCGATAGCTTTAACGCTGTTAGAACCCAAAGCAGCTAAGGTTGAATGAGCAGCAGTCCAACCCTTACGTGCACCTACTCGACCATATTTGTCAATAACGCAGTTGTTAGCCACAAGAGCAAAGCCTGAAGCTAAGTCCAAAGAGCTATCCTGGGTGTTTAACCCATAAAAGCCTGGAGCTGTGATGCTAAAGGTTTGGATTGTTTGACTCATTTAGACAGCCACCCATTCAGACTCTTCCACCACCGTAGCAGACTCAATAGCGATAGCATCACTCAAAGCAGTGCGGTACAAAGCATAGGCTTCTGAGCTGTTCAATCCACCGTCCTCACCACGCTCCACCAGAGCACGAGCAAAAGCACCAAGGATCACAGGCTCTGAAGGAACCAAGAGAACATCAGTGGAAGCACTCAAGGGATCCTGAGGATTGGTAGCAAACACTGTCAGGTTGTAAACACCGTCAGGCTTGGGATAGAGAGACAACAAAGGATTACCTGAGGCATCAGAGCCATCAATGCAATAATAACTAGGAACTGCATTAACCACGTTACCGAGGTTCTGATGCTTAACCATCCAGTTACGAGGCTTGTTGGTTACTTCAATGTTTTTAGTCAGATTAAGGATTTGGTCGATCTTGTATTTGGTATTAACCGACAAAGCATACTTATAGTCTGTAGAATTAGTGGTGATGCTGATGTCATCCATCAAAGCATTCCAGCTGTATGCTGCTTCTACTTGACTCTTGGCATCATTGATAAACTTACCAATCAAAGTAGACAAGGTGTTCTGATTCACAGACGTGACAGTAGGCTCACGGAGCCTTGTCAGAACATCGTTAACAAGTTCTAAATAAGTCATACAACTGCTTTCTTATCTACTTCAAATGTACAGATTGTGGTGAAAGAGCTTCCAGACTCTGAAGTAATGGTAATATAATCACCTTCTTCCATCACCATATAAGCACCGCCGTCAATCTTTAGAAACTCTTTGGAACTGATGCTATATTGATACAGAATGTTAATGTCAATACCAGCACTAACATCTCTCCAAGTCACCGTAAGATGCTTTGTAGAACCAGTACCGTTCAAAGCATACAGTAGGTTCCACTTAGCGTAATACCCGTTAGGGACAGTATAAACAACTGTCGGGGTAGCAGCTACTAAGTTAGAACCAACGGTTACTGGCCTCATTTCTTCTTGCTCTTGTTCTTAGCAGTGCGCTGACCACGCATAGGCATATTAGCCTCACTCATGGCGATCGCAATAGCCTGCTTACGGTTCTTCACCACAGGGCCACCCTTACCGCTATGCAGAGTACCTTCTTTGTACTCTCCCATAACCTTACCAATCTTCTTCTGGCCTTTAGACATCATGTTAGTTCCTTAGTGAGTGATCTTATGCTCTACAGCGGCATAAATAGCCCCTACAAAAGCAACAAGGATGAGAATAGGCTTCACAGCCTTAGCAAGCCACTCCAACAC